TGTAACGCGACACTTGGTTTTATGCACTACGACATTTGGTTTTATGCAATGAAAAATACCTATATTGGGCATTCAAACAGCCTGTAAAAGGCTTTTCAACTCCAATTATAGATAAGTAGTTCACTTGGCTTTTTGCTATTGTCAACGCATTGTCGCGTGTACTTGAGTTACATTACAGCAACACCGCGTTGACAGCTTTAATGGTGGTGGCGGCCCTGACCTTTGATTTCGCTGTGTACAGGCGGGTGAACAGGGCGGACTTGTGGTCGGCGAAGGCGGAGGACAGGCCCTTGAGAAAGGCAACGTTGGCTGTCACAGCATTATTGGCGTTATCAATCCATACGAATCCGGCGGGAAGCGTCCATCCGTTGGCCACTGCGGTCAGCACCTCTGCCAGGGTGGTGATGGACTTCTCATCGGATTGGAAAAGTGCGCCGTTGTAGGTAACGCCTGCATCGAGGGCGGTCTGATAGTCTGTTTCGAGTTGAACAATGCGGTCGGCGCTGATCTGGGTAATATCATCCACCCATGCCCCCGCCGTGGCATCCCATTTCTGCATGGGAGCAGGCTTCAACTTAGTCAGCGTGGCGGGCAATGCCCCGAGCTTGGCGTATTCCTCCGGCTGCCCGGTGCTGGTGCTGTACACCGTCCCCCTGTTGTCCACCTGATTCGCCCATTTTCCTGTGGACTCATTAAACACAGGTGTCTTTCCAGCCACAATCTTCGGCGGAACGGTCGTGGCATGTGCAGGCATCAGGTACACTGGCTTTTTTGGCTTGCTCTCCAACTGATCGATATCTGCCACGCCTTCGCCAAGATATTCGAAGGTGGCCGGGTCGTAATGATATATTTGTGGAAGCATGGATTCCTCTCCTTAGTATTTAATGAATGCAGGCAGCGCCTGGTTGCGCGGACGTGTTTCAGAGCCACCCGCCGCATTAATAAGCCCAGGAATTCCTGTAGCAGTATTGTTTAAGCCAAACTCAGTAGCCGCCCCGCCGCCGGAGTGCGCAATATACTGCGGTGCCTTTATATTATGCGTATGGCTCTTAAGTTCATCTGCCTGCCATGCGCCAAGGATACGCCCGGCATCCACACCTCTCCCGTCATCCAAGATACGGATATGCTCTGCCCGCAGTTCCGGTGCATTGAACGTATTGACGCTATCGCCCACACCCCACGGCGCCACCGTCATATCCTGCGTGACGGATGCCGTGGCGTTGACCGATACCGTGATCTGAGTCCCGGAATCGACACTGACTACCGTACCTCCCACCGGCAGATTGACTCCGGACACCGGCATGCCTGCCTGAATACGCGAGGTATCCGCCAGTCCGGTGATGATCGGCGAACCGCTGGTCATCGCGCCCGGCTGGGTGACGGCGATATTGGCGAACAGCATAGCGTATGTGGTACGCGATAGCGCGGCCCCGTTGGTTTTGACAAAGCCGTTCGGGGTGATGGTCGAACCCGTTGTGATGACCGTACCGACGGGCAATGCAGACGGCGCGGCGATAATCTTCAGGACGAAGTTCGTTCCGTCGTAATAAATTGTATATGACTCACCGGCAGTGAGATCCCCGGCTTTCAACGCCCCGCCGGATTGAGAGACAATAGACTTGGCGCCAAGCCCGTTGACGTTGATGGTGCTGGCGCCGGTATTCGTGTTGGCCGGCATAAACCGCACCTGCATACCGAGCAAATATGCCGCCGGCGCGAATCCGGTGAATGTGGGCGTCAGCACATAGGTATCGGCAGTCCCGCCGTCCGAATAGAATCCCCCTCGGGTCGTGAGCAGCGCCAGCGCCTGGAATAGTTGGGTGGAATTAGCTTTGTCCAGGGTCAAGCCGCTGCCTTGGACCACCTTCACCATCTCGCCCTGCACGGCATTCAGCCACTCATCCGTCACCTCTGTAGCCGGAATGGCATTAACCGGATCGCCCTTGGTAAATGTGTTTTGCGCCGTAGCGCCCGCACCATCGATTTTGAACATGTTATTTCCTCCTGATTAGGTGTACGCGAACTGCACGATTGTGTGCGCCGGCGCATCGTCTTTAATGGCACATTCGAGCAAGGTGTTGCTCCAGCTTGCCAGCGCCTCGCCAGCCGCTGAACCAGCCTTGAACGTGCGCACCATGTTGAGCGCAGCATTAACCTGCCATACTGATATCCAATCACCGTTTGCTGCCGGATCACCGGCATGGCTGCCGGCCACGAACGGTCTGAATTCAGTGATCGTGATGGTGAATCCGAGCCGCGCTGCCAGCGCAATAAAATAATCTCTGCTCTGGCCGCCCAATTCTCCCAGCTTGCCCACCAGGGCATCGCGCCGCTCGTCGATTGTTTGCGCTACGCCAGCCATGCATTTTCCGGGCAATCCGGTAATGCGCTCCCAGTCGGCCAACATCTCCCATGCCGTGCGTGGATCTGCCTCGTTTCTTAAATCGTCGGCCCGCCGGTCCGCACGCGCGAATTCGGCGGCGAAGGCATCGATCAGCTTCGTCAACTGCGCCTGTTCGCCGCGTGGCCAAGCCAGCCCGTCCGGCAATAGCGCCTGTAGCTGCTGGCGATACTGTGTGGCAGAGGACGCCATCAGCGGCCTCCCGCGCACGGATGCGCGGCTTTAGCGAGCGCAGCAAAACCACGCTTTTGCGGAGCGCTCCCGAGCGAGGGGCAGGACGCTCCCGAGCGGATGTGAACAATCACAACCATGTGATGGCTCCCATCGTAGCGATGTGGCCGACGGCGTGCGTTACGTCAGCGACCGGGCTGACCAGAACGTTGTCCGTCTCTCCCTCCGCGATGGATATTGCCTCGCGCAGGTGGCTGAGAAGAAGCGTGCCGGCGGGAACGGCCTCACGTTGAATCAGATCGGTCAGCTCCGTTTGAACGGCAGTCTGGGTGGCCGTATCCTTCGGCAAAAGCTGAATGGTAAAGTTGAGCGGATCGGCGATGGGTGCAACCACGGTCAGGGCAGCTGTTACCGGTCTCAAAGTATCGATATAATTCTGTACTGTGGTCACATCGGATGGCTGCGGAATTCCGTCGGCATATGCGTCATCCATCATGAATCTGAGAGACACCGTGCCTACGCCAAGCTCATGCGGATATAACCATGCGCGGGTGACTCCGGAAACCTGTTTGGCCCATGCTATATAGTCGTTGCTGTTGCCTCCGTGCGGAGGCTCTTTGATGCGGTCCAGGAGTCTTGTGCGCAGCGCATCATCCGTTTCAGTATCCGTTCCTCCTGTGATGGCATTGGCATCAACTGTGGCGGCGCTGTTGATGCCGGAAATGGGTGAGACCAGCGTGAGAACGGTATTGGCTAGTGTGTTGCTGTTTGCTCCGGCCACGGATGCCGTAACCGGTGCCAATATGGCGCCGGATGCAATCGTGGCCACAGCATCTGTAGTGAACACTTCGCCATCCGCACGCTGAATGGATGTGCCAGCCGGGATCTGTGTGTTGTCTGTGCCCGTGAATGTGACGCTGCCCGCAGCCGTCGTTGCCGCCGTGCGCGCCACGGCCCAGATGGATGCCCATCGATCCAGTTGCTCCACCTCGGCCGTATCCGGCATGATTTGCTTCGACATCCAGTCCAGATAGCCGTAGAGGCCGTGGATGCCACCGGCATGCACGCGCGCCAGCACTCCGAGCAGGCTGCGGCGCAACCGGGCGTCTGCGCCCGGCAGGCGCGATTCGATATCGGCAGCAGCGCGATCCAGAAGGGTGGTGAGATCGGGTCGGTTAAACGGCATTTAATGCTCCATTCCAGGCCTGTTCAAAGCGGAAGTTTTCGCTTGAGCCGTCCGGACGAATGATATCAATGGTCATCCCCAGCATGCCTGGGCGCACCCACGATGCTTTTACCGTCACCGTAGCGGCCACCCCATCGTCAATCAGCCATTGCAGTGCTTCCTCGGCGTATTCACGGGCACGATTGAGCGTGGCGTTGGTCTGTTTCTCACGCGATAGAAGCCACAGCCGCGAGCCGAGCTTGTCACCGTTCACGGCGGCAAATGTGTCGCCCCAGTGGCCGCGCCTGTTGGACGAGCCGTCCGGCAGCACATCACCCGGCTCGGCTTGCCGATCGGTGAACAGAGAGATGATGACGGACGTATTCAGCCCATTCTCCGCGAGCAGGTCAGGGCCGGACATAGTGAGGTCGTAGCCGGGAAGACTCAGTCCTCCCGGCGTGATGGGTACGAATGCTATATCGGTCATGCCGCTGCCACCTTGGCGCTACCGGAAACAATCGGCCACTGGCCAGCCGACGAGCCGGAACCGACATTGACCATATCGCCGACGCGTGCCACGGCCGGACCTCC